GCCCATTCTATTTCCTCATTTGTTTCCGCACTCGTTAAAATTTCAGCTTGCTTTCTTCTATCATCAACATCAATAATCAGGGTACCGTCGATTTTAAGCACTCTCCACCACCCTTTTAGTGTCTCTATAAACTCTTCTTTTATCATGTGATCAATTAAATTTACACAAAGAATCTCATCCACACTTTCCTCTGAAAAAGTAGGACTTAAATTCCTTACATCCAAATGAACATCAGTTATATTGTTGTCTTTATTTGCACGGAAAGGGAATTTGTAATACCTATCAATTGTTGTTTTATTATGTTCAACAAGATCAGGATGTAATAAGGCAAGTTTACCTGTTATATCCACATTAATGTAACCATCAAGATATACTGTTCCGTTTCCTAAATGCAATTTTAACATTTCAATTCCTTTCGTAAATCATCCACTGTTTTCTGACAATGTTCGTGGTGATCTTTACAAGGAAATTCATACTTGCAAGTCCCTTCTTTATTTCCTAACCAAGAATATACTTTACCAACCCACTGTAAAAGTAAATTTTTCATGATAACCTCCTTAACCAAATATTTATTGGTCCTAATCCCTTAACATCTGTTGATACATTTGCTCCTAATTTCTTATGTCCTAATATTCCCCAGCTATGACACACAATTAAATTAGGCATTTGGGTTTCAAAAAATTCCATTCTGTATGGAGTAACACCTAATTGTTTTTCAAGTCTACCAGGTTCTCCACACATATTATCAGGTAAATCTGATAATGCCAGTCTTTCCGTTAATGTGGCTATCAATATTTTCCGATTAGCAATGCATTGACTTAATACAGGTCGTTTCCTTATAGAATAAACTTCTTCCCGTAAATGAAGCATCCATCTATTCATATTATAACCAAAATGTAAAGGACGAAATAAAAAATGTTCTGATCCATAAAAACAATCATCCTCACATAATGCAACATATTCGGTTTTTGCTGTTTCTGCTCCAAGTAAAACTTGCCTATAAATATTTTTAACCGATCTTTCTTTAGAAACTACAATGTTATGCCCCAAATCTATAGGTTTTTGAGAAATACTAATTATAGGATAATCAAAAGTTTTCAAACTTGCAACTACAGGACCCATAATTTTAGGAGAAATGTAATTAGCTGTATAAAATACGATGGTTAAATCAGTTTTCATTTTGTTGCCACCATCCATGAATAAGATTGTCTTCCATCAGGTGTTTGTAATTTACCTACTTTAATTACTTTAAGACCACCCCATTTTGCTAATGCTCTCATTCCTTGAGGATAATATCTGAAAGTATCAATTGGATATCTATGTTCAACAATTACAGCAGGTGCGATGATACAAGTTAATCCTCCAATTTTCAAAACTCTATACAATTCTTTAAACCATTCCCAAGGAAACTCCATATGTTCAATTGTCGATGCCGATATAATTACGTCAAAAAGATTATATGGAAATTGCCAATTATATGGTTGCCTAAGAACAATATCAACATTTGGTCCAGCAATTATATCTGCACCAACATATTCATGATCTGCAAACATCTCTTTAAAGGATCCATTTACATCATAACTACCTAAATCAAGAACAATACCACGTTTTTTAAGGTAGTAATCATGAAATCCTTGCATTATTTGCAGATTTGTTGCATCCATAATTAACCTTTCAGAAGCCACCCATCTTTTGTAAATCCGTAAACAAATCCTTTATCAAAATCAGTTAATTTAAACTGTCTTGTTCGATGTAGAAACCAATCTCTTGCTTGTCCTGGACCTACAAGTTCTCCTTGTCTCCCATAACAATCTTCAACCACCATAAATTGCCCCGAAGTAACAATGTCTTTATATTTGGTAAGTTCCCATTTAACTTGACCACGAGAATGATCACCGTCAATAGATACCATGACAGAACCACCACTTACAAGCATTTTTACTTGTTCAATAATTTCAGGACTTTTTGAATCCCCTATCAAATAAGTAATTTTTGGATGATCAATCAATGGTCCTCTTGGTTTTACATCAATGCTGATAACCCTTCCTTTTCCTGTCATTTCCATAAAATCTGCAAGCATCAATGCAGAACCACAGTATGCAGTACCTATTTCAACTACATAATCCGGTTGTTTCTCAAAAATAGCCATTTGATATAGAACTATATCGTTTGGCATTTTAACTACCCTGATACCTCGCCATGTGGGTTCATGACGTTTAAGATGGATATTTTTGTAGAAAAATGCCTGCATTTCTGTTCTTTGTGCTTCGGTTACTCCAGTATTCATGACATTAGCTCCTATTCCCCAACGTGACAAGTCTTTATCTTCCCAAGTTGGTGGGTTGAATTTCTCTAACAACCAAGCAAAACTTTTAGTTTGCCTATCCCATTTATTATTAAGCCATAAATCCATTGAATAATGTCTTGCAACAGATACTTCATGACCGGTTATATGATAAGGAAATCCTACATCTCCTCTGAACCAATGGGCAAACCATGTTTTCTTATTGACAACAAGACGCCCACCGGAAAGCCACGCTTTCAAAGCAACCTCTATGCCTTGCTGTCCCCAACTTCCATGTGTTTCATCACAGCCACCAAGTTCCCAAAATCTATCTTTATGCATAAAGAAACAAGGACCCATACAGCCCATTGTATCATCTATCAATTCTTCTTTATGATGCCATTTTTTCCAGTCACTTCCTGAATAATATAAGGAACGAAGTTCCCCTTTATCATTCCATCCAATATACATATAATCTGTTCGCTTATGTGTTTTGGGTAACCACGTTTCATGATCCAGATTATACATTCTTGGAATTACAGTCCAATCATATTCACAATCAGCAGCAAGAATCACATCAAATCCTTCATCAACAGCACAATGAGCATCCAACTTCATTATATATTTTCCGTTGGCTACTCTTGCAGCTTCATTGATAGATTGCCGTTGACCTCTTGCTTCTGTATGATGAATAATATTGACTCTTGGATCATCTTTAATAGGAGGATCAGGCCAATAACCATCACAAATTGCAATAATTTCAATTTCACCTCTTGCATTTGCAAGTATGTTTTCTATGGTTCTTTGTAAATAAACTTCGTTCCTAGCTGGAATTATTACAGTAACGCCTTCCATTTGTCTTTCTCCTCTAAAGGATTGAATCCAATATCCGTTAATATTGTCCACTCTTTATACATTTTCATACAAAAATAATGAAGATGGATCTTTTTCTCCTGAACAAAATTAAGAAAACCACAACCTTGTCTATGTCTCATTACTTCAAGAACATTTTCAATTGGACAAAGTTCCTTCTGTTCACATATTTCACAATGTGGTTTCATTGATACACGCCATTACTTTTTTGAAAGTCCATACTTTGAATGGCATAATAGTCATGCCCTCAATATATTGATATGAGCAAGGACACACATCCATCATCGGAGCAAGACTTAACCCACATCGAGAACATAGCCAACCCATACAATCAGATTCTTCTTCACATCCGCCATTACAATCACAACCTTCCTGCTTTCCCATGATTATTTCCCCGCTGGTTTCTTGATAACTGGTTTAGCATCTGGGTTTTTACTATCTGTTGGATTTCCTTTAACCTGAATAGCTGCCTGATCAACTGACAAAGCAAGTTCGGGATATTGATCTTTTTCAGTCTCTTGTTGCAACCGCAGTCTCTTGTAGTTATTAAAACCAAGTTTTTGTGCAATTGCAGCATTGGGAACTCCAAGAGTTTCAAAGGTGCTACCATGCTTAACACCAAGAAATGCCCTTGCAACTGCTTCTGTATCATTCATTTGTGATGTTGGGAAACTGATTTCAAGCAGCATTTCAGGACGCTTATCAATATCTTTAAATATTGGTTTCTGTGCCTTAAAATCAATAGCCCTTCTTTGTGAAAATTTAGTGGGAAACTTAGATATAATAGATTTTAGGAAAAAGACACTTCCCCAGAAGTCGTAACGAAGGAATTTTTCAAAAGCATTAACTTCATCAGCAATTCTATCAGACATTGGTCCCCGAGAAGCTTTCACAGATGCAAAAGTACCCTTCGATTGCCCAGAAGTGACATCCTCAGGTTCATTCAATCCAGCGGTAATCATATGGAATATATCAGTATCGGTATCTGTGATTGTCGGCAATGATGGGTTCTGACATTCAACTTTCATTCCTGGTGGCAACACAATTGTACCACCGGGAGTTTTCTTAGCCATAATTCCTGTTTTTGCTCTTTCAGAATCAGACAAGGACAACCACGTTCTGAAAGTTTTTGGATCTTCCATTGTAACAATCCACAAATAAGAACCAGCAGATTTCTTGTGATCTATTTCATACTTTTTGAGGTTTTCATAGTGATTGAGCCATTCAAGAATGGTGCGAAGATATGAAACATTACGCTTGGTGATAAAACCCTTGTCCCACGAAATGATGAATCTTTTAAAGCCACCTAGATTCTTGAATTGACTTTTGCTTGATTTACTTTCATCGGCAGCACTTTCTATAAATCCAGAAACTTTTCTGGCATCTTTGATTAACTCTGGATATCTTCCAAGAAAAATTGAAGGAATAAGGGTAGGATTTGCTGCTGTATTATTTGGATTTTCTTGCTTGATGTAATAAAATAAGGGCATTGTAACTTTATTAGGATGATAAACAATCCCATCGTCTGCCCCACCAGTCACATTGCTTGGATCTATGAAATCTATTTCAATAAATCCATCATCATGACAAGATAACAGGAGGAAAAGTTCACCCTCAATAATTGAACGAACTACATATTTTGTCCAAAATGAATATAAACGATTTCTTGGATCTAATTCAACTTCCTCAACAATATCTTGAATTTCCTGTATTTCAGAACTCGTTTCAAACCCAAATCCTGTTAATCTACCTGCTTGTCCTTTAACAGCAGTACCTACTTGAGGATTCTCATTGAACTTAGCCCAACATTCTTGCTGTAGTTGCTCTCTTGTAAGGGCAATTTTAACATTGTTTCTTCCAGCAAAGTCAGGATCACCACTTGAAGATTCTGTTTCATTGATCTGCCATGGCATTGAGAATTGTAAAGCCGATAATTCAGAATCATCAAGCTTTCCAAGTCCTCTCAAAGCAGTTGCTAATTGATTATTTTCCTGCTCTCTTTTTCTAAATTGGACCATGATTTTATCCTCTTTTCGCCATAATACCGTTAAGATACGCCCATTAAAACAAAATATCAAGACAAATTTTCATAAAACACCATTTATTTTGTGGTTCTATATTTTCTCTGTTTTGTGCTCATCTTTGCAGTAATATTCCGATATTTGTGCGCTCAAATTTGACAGGTGAGCTGTCACCTTATTCAATAATATATGTTAACGTGTTCTTATAGATTGAGCAATCAGGTTTCTATTAAACACCATAGTTCCAAAATATGGATTACTTCCACGTTCTTTGAAACTGTCAGCCTTAAAGTCTCTACCACCAAAAATCCCCCAAGCAGTAGCAAACATATAGTCATCCTGAGTTCCATATTTTTCATTCTTCTCAGGAGAACCGAACCATCTTTTTTCTTCATCATGAAAGAAGATGCTCATTTCTTCCCTCATAATATCCTCACCTTTACTTCCCCATACAACAAGTGGAGGACTTTTGAATCTACCTGTACTTACAGCACCATGTATTTCTGAAAAAGCAGCTTTCTGTTTATCATAAGAAGGATGGATCAATTCAAACTTGATATTGTATCCCTCACACCATGCAGCCATATCCCAAATACCCCATCGTTCACCACATATTGCATCAACTCCATCATACATTTCATGGGCTTCAAGTATTACCGTTTTTATTCCTTCAAGTAAACTGTCTGCTACGTGGGCAACACCAAGTTGAATATACATATATTGGGGGTTTCCATTATCGGCAAGCATGATATTGCTTCTGCTTCCAGTAAGTCCCTTTGCCACTATAGATACAATAGTTCTTGCAGCAGTCCTATCTTTTTTAAGAGGATCAGCACGATCAAGACCTACCAGAACAGACCAATTAGTATCATATAAATCGGAAAGAACATCCAGATCAGAAAGTTCGGCCATTTTTGGTATTCCAAAGTTATCTCGTAATCTATAAACATTTTCAACAGGAAACAATTTAGATTGAAGCTCGGAAATCTCACATATTTCCGTATCAAATGATGTTGGTACCCTCCTTCTCATTAAATCGTCAATAATTTCCTTCACTCTTAACTTCCTATCAATGATTGCCAGTACATCACTATGAGGAACTATTTTACCACTTACACCCAAATAATTAATAGCTTCAATCATTGGTTCAGTAAAAACTTGTTGGGCATTGCTACCCCAGACATTCATAAAGTATCGTTCAAAGTCCCCAAGAGGAAATTTTGCTTTATAATCGTCCAATTGTTGTTGATCCATGTTTGGATTCCAATAATCTTCGACTACAGCATTTTTACTACACCGGTATGAGAAAAAGAGGGCTTTTGTCTCCCTTTTAGTAAAAGATTGGTACATTTTGTATAAAACATGGGTTTTCGATGAAACTGTGGAGTCAATTACGCCGAAAGCATTAGGAATATTTCTTATTGAACCGTCAAGTTGGGTAAAAAACTTCGGATTGTTCATGTCAAACATTTCAGAAAAGGTATATCCTGTAATATTTGACACAATTCCTGAAAATGATGATATAGATTTTATTGTTGAGGTTACAAATCCTTTTGAATCACAAAGTCTTATTTCTTTTTCTTGGATATTTCTATTACCACAGGCATCAAGTAACTCTGGACTATTCCTTATAATATCTCGCATAATATCATAATGAACAAATTTGGTTTGTTCCTTACTGTTTGCACCAAGAACAATGTTCTGTTTTGTCCAATTAAAGAACTTCCACAGTTGAATCAGACAAGCAAGGAGTGACTTACCTTCCCCTCGCATCCAACACAATATAATTAAACGATAAACAAATCTGC